ATACATGGATGTTACTTGAAAGTCAAGGAAATATCCAGATTAATTGAAAATTAAAAGTGTTATTTTTCAATGGTTTAACTAGGGTGCGACAATCCTGACCAACTATGTTCTGGGTTTGTTCGCATATGAGATGGAGATTTTATGGGATTTTTTTCAAATTTATTTAAGAATTGGGGTAACTCAGAGAATGTACTACCCCCTAAAGATACGACTAAAAAGAAAGTAGTTAAAAAGAAAAAGAAAACTACAAAGAAAAAAGGAAAGAAATAATGGAATGTAATAGCTGTGGGCATGGGTGTCATTGTAGTAATGGTGGATCTTGCCAATCATGTGAATGTTCTAATTGTGAACACTCATAATGGCTAGAGGTATAAATGTAGTCGCCTACGAAGAAGGGCCAAAGAAACGAACATCTATTGGGGATAGTGCAAGAACTAGACCAAAGAACAAGAACAAGAGACGACAGTTTAAAAGAAGTGTAGGTCAAGGTAAGAGAAGATAATGGGCTCTGCTGTCACACGATCAGGACTAGATACACATGTAGGTCACGCAAGTCCTACACCTAATCCGTTTCACAAAACTGCATATACTGGTGGTTCTAGTAATGTGAAAACGAATGGTGCAAATACTATTCGTCAAGGGGATTCTACATCTTGTGGTGATCCTGCAACTGGTGCCTCAACTACTGTATTTGTAAATGGTAAAGGAGTTCATAGAGAAGGTGACGCAACAGGTGGTCATGGGTCTTGGATACCTAATGCATCTGCCTCAGGTTCTTCTAATGTTTTTGCGGGCTAACATGATAAATAGTTATCATGGCAATACTTCAATCAGGATATACAGACGCATCTAGAACTAACGCAAGTGCGAGGTCCACTAGACTTTATAGAGATATCGCATTATCCTTTGAGCGTAATGCTGCTACAAAAGATGTTATTGTTAAAAAAGATATAGATGCTGTAAAACAATCAGTAAGAAATCTCGTATTAACAAATCACTATGAAAGACCTTTTCATCCTGAAATAGGTTCTGGTATATCTCAATTATTATTTGAACCTCTTGATCCAATCACAGCCAACTTATTGTCTAGAGTTATAGGAGAAGTTATAACAAACTTTGAACCTAGAGCACAATTGATATCTGTTGATGCTAGACCAAATTTAGATTCAAATTCATACGAAGTGACAATAAATTTTCGAGTAATAAATGTTCCAGGTGAGTTAGTTAGTCTCACAACAATGTTAGAAAGAAGTAGATAGAAATGGTAAAAAGATTAGAAGTTACAGATTTAGATTTTGATGGTATCAAAAATAATCTTAAAGTTTTTTTAAAACAACAAGATCAATTAACAGATTATGATTTTGAAGGCTCAACCATGTCTACCTTGTTAGATGTTCTAGCATATAACACTCACTACAACGCTGTCTATGCTAATGTTCTGGCGAATGAAATGTTTTTAGATAGTGCAGATTTAAGAAACAGTATTGTCTCACACGCCAAACATGTGGGGTATACTCCAAGAAGTGCAACATCACCTGTTGCTTTTTTAAATGTAACTATTAACAATGCAACTGGTTCTACTCTAACTGCAGCTAGAGGCACAACCTTTACTACAAGTGTTGATGGCACAACTTATAATTACATTGTCAAAGATGCCACTACGATTACACCAACAGATGGTGTTTATACTTTTTCTAGTTTACCTGTTTATGAAGGAACACTTGTCACAAACAAATACACAGTGGATACATCAAATGCAGATCAAAGATTTTTAATTAAAAATAATTTAGCAGACACAACAACTTTAAAAGTTACAGTACAAAATAGTTCAACAGATTCAACATCCAACACTTATGCTTTATCAACTGATTTAGCAGATGTAACATCAACATCAAAAGTTTATTATCTTGAAGGTGCTGAAGATCAACAATACGAGGTGAAGTTTGGTGATGGTGTACTTGGTGAAGCTTTATCAACTGGTAATATTGTGACATTATCTTATATTGTTACTAATGCTGAAGAAAGTAATGGAGCAAGTTCATTTAGTTTGTCAGGAAATATTGGTGGATTCTCTAATGTGACAATTACTACTGCAACTAATTCTGCCAATGGTGCTCAACCAGAAACTCCAGAGAGTATTCGTTTCAATGCACCAAGACAATATGCTTCACAAAATAGAACAGTTACCACAAAAGATTATGAGAGTAAAGTAAAATCAATTTTTACAAATGCACAATCAGTTCAAGTATGGGGAGGAGAAGATAACGACACACCTGTTTATGGTCGTGTTTATATTTCAATCAAACCTGTAACTGGTGCAACACTTACAGAAGCAAAAAAGACTGATATCATTACACAATTAAAAGATTTCAATGTTGCAAGTGTAACACCTATTATACAAGATCCTGAAACAACATCTTTACAATTAAATGTAAATGTTAAGTATGATGCAAAGGCAACAACAAAAACAACTGACAGTATTAAGTCTTTAGTATCTTCAGCAATTACAACATTTAACACAAACAATCTAGGACAGTTTGATGGATTGTTTAGACACTCTAAATTTATTGAAACAATTAATAAAGTAGATACTGCAATACTATCTAATATTACAACTGTTAAGATGCACAAATCATTTACCACTACAACATCAGGTGCAACAACTTATACAATCAAATACAACAACGCATTTTATAATCCACATTCAGGACACAATGCAAGTGCTGGTGGTGTATTAGTTTCATCAGGATTTAAAATTAATGGTGATACAACTAACGAATACTTTTTAGATGAAGATGGTGCAGGTAATGTAAGACTATATTATCTTGTTGGTCAAACAAGAACATACACCAATAATACTTTAGGTACAATAGATTACACAAACGGAACAATCACTTTAAACTCTTTATTCATTACAGAGGTTTCAAATGTCGATGGTGCAACATCTACTGCTGTAAGATTAACAGTCATACCAAATTCTGTGGACATCATACCTGTTAGAAATCAAGTATTAGAAATAGATGAAACAAACACAACGGTGACTGTATCTGCTGATGATTATGATACAACTTCAGGTATAGGTTATACCGCAACATCAAGTTATGCTTCATAGATCATGGCAAAGTTTACTAAGAATATAAGTTCCCTAGTAAGTAGGCAATTTCCACAACATATACAAGCTAACAATCCGTTACTGGTTGAGTTCGTCAAACAGTATTATCGTTATATGGATTCAGCACAGCTGACACTATCAAGTGTAACAGCAAGTGATCAAATACTTTTAGAAACAGAGGTAGTATCATTTCTTGCCTTAGATGGTACAGATGAAAAAGGAAATAATGCTGGCGATTATATACTAGACGAACAAGGTAGCATTGGTGAGTTCTCAAAAGGAGAAACGATCACAGGACAAACGTCAGGTGAGACAGCAACTATACTTGCTGAAGACGCTGATAATTTACAATTATACATATCTGCAAATTCTAAATTTGTAACAGGAGAGACAGTTACAGGTGGCACATCAGGTGCTCAAGGAGTGATATCAAAGTATAGGGCAAACCCTAATGAAACACTATCACAAATCCTTGAGTATGCTGATGTAAACGATACTCTTGATGATTTCTTTTTACAGTTTCGAAATGCTTTTCTTCAAACCATACCAAACGATCTAACAACAGGATTAAACAAAAGACAACTCACAAAAAATATTTTATCTTTGTATAAAAGAAAAGGCACAAAGAAAGGTCATGAAATATTTTTCCGTGCATTGTTTAATGAAACACCAGAATTATATTATCCTACTGTTGATTTGTTGAGAGTTAGTGATGGTAATTTTGCTACACAAAAAATTTTAAAAGCAACTTTAGTATCACCATCAAATGGTGATATGACTAAACTTGTTGGACAAACAATTACACAAGCAAATATTCCAGGTAATACTAATGTTAATCTTGCAACTGCCGTTGTAGAAAGCGTAACTGTTAATGCTGTAAACTTAGGTGGCACTCAAAGAGATGTTGCAACTTTAACTTTAAATAAAGATAATATTGTAGGAACATTTCAATCTAGTTTGGGTCATTCCATAGTTCAAGAACAAAATGGCGATGACATATTAGATGAAGATGGTAATAAAATATTACAACAAACTTTTTCTACTTTTACTGGCGTTGAAAATGATGATCCTGAAACAACGCTAACATGTAATATCGAAAGTATAACAGATGATGTTTCTTTTGTTAATCGTGGTCGTTATTATTCTATTAATGAAAATGTTCCAGTAAAAAATCAGAGAGGTGGTGTTGGTCTTAATGCTCTTGTCGATCAAATTACTTATGGTAAGATAGAAGATATTATTATTGAAACTGCTGGTTCAGGATATGTTGTAGGTGATGTATTAAATGTTACTAATCCAACTGATGGTACTGGAC